TTACTGTTTGGATTCCGTTTATACCGTATAATAAACCTGATATATCACCTATATTTATAGGTTCATTTATTTGCCAGTTATCTGTGTTAAAAAATGATTTTAAATCATTAATTGAACTTAAAAGGACTTGGTCATTTGAAAATCCACTTTTAACAGAGATGTCAAATTCTACTTTAAAGTTAATTACTGATGCTTCTTTAATGTTAATAGCATCCGTTAACATCCTATATTGTTCTAAATAAGTTCCTAGGTTAACCTTAGCAGCATACGATAAAGATGCTAACTTTTTATTATAATCATATCCTAAGGTATATAGGTTTAACGCATTTGGGTTAGATATTCTTTTGCTAGTATCCATAGATATTTGTGTATCTTGTACTATGTAAGCTTTAGCTACTTTACCAAATTGGGGTGGCATTGATAGTGATCTAAAAATATAATCTTCCTTAGTTACGGTTCTTTTTTGAGCAGAAAAATTAGCTATAGCATTTAATTTTATATCTTGGGCTGAGTCTCCAGGACCTCCACCCGTAGCGGGTTCTGGGTTATTGCAAGCTATTGATTCAACTGCTGTATTAAGTACTGTAGCCTCTATTCCTCCCCTAGAAGGAATAACAATTAATGATCCTACCCTATTTATAACATTAGCATTAGCATTTGTATTTGTTCCCCCACCAGTTAAATATTTTATAGTTAAAGTTGTATTTGAAGGAACTTCACCATAGGCCTTAGTAAATAAAAAATTAGAGGGGTCATATGCTATGTCTAATAGGGATCTGCCATCTTTAATCCCTAACCCTATATTATCCGGATTTGGTATAATAGTTGTATCATCACCACTAGTAGCTCCAGCACCAAAATGAATTTCCATTTTTTTATCAGATCTAAATCTTGTAACAAACCTTTTAGCTACTTTTTTAGTTCTTAGTAAAAATGGGACTTGATTTTGGTATTGTTTTAAATCGGGGTCATTTACTTCAGTATTTGGTACTTCTTCAAATATTGTTTCTTGGGCTAAGTAAGGAACTTCAGTATATCTATTCCCATCCGAATCTGTAATAGATTGAATAGATATAATTTTACTATCATCTAGTGATATAGTTTTAAACCTTTCAGCCTCCCCCATTGCAAAAGTAGTAGTTTCTATTTCAGCACTAAGAGCTTTAACTTTTTTCTTTAAAAGAAAATAATCTGGTTGGGTACCAACTGTAGAATAAATTGATTGTTCAGTAGTATCAAATGAGGAACTAAATGCAAAATTTACATCATTTTGAATAAGATAATCGACTCCACTTCCATTATTAGGTTTAAATGTAGAATTTTTTTGGATTCTTAAAGCGTAATTATAATCAGGTAATCCATCAGCAGTAGCTGGAATTTGTTGAAATATTTCTAATTCAACAGAAGAGGGATTTGTTACAACAGGTATATAACCTAAAGTATATGCTAGAGAATATAAGTTTTCTCTTTCTTGTGCGTATTGTAAAAATGTTTCTTGTACTTGAGCATCTGTGTAGAATGATAAAACGTCTCCTATATATGATGCCATTTCTATAAACATAGTACCTGGGCTAGCTTCAGTAAAATCATTAACCGTATCCGGATAATATATTTGTGCTAAGTTAATAAGGGCTCCTTTAAAGTCAGAGAAATCCTTATTAAGATAATTTATAGTTTTATTGTCTGATGTAGCGCTTGAGTATGCCATTATTGGTTATTAAAATTGTCGTTAGTAAAACTTAAAGTTACTGAGTCTTCTTCATCATTATTTACTAATGAATAATTAACTGTAACAAATAATTTGTGTCCTGCTATTCCTCCGTCTTTTAAAAATATATCTTTGATTTCAATTTCAGGCACATATTGTTCGACTTGGGGAGTTACATAATTTCTAAGACCATCTCCTGCGTTTTCTGTTTGTTGTTCAAAAAGTCTATTTTTTAACCCTGCTCCAAATAGTGGTTGATTTAATCTTTCTCCTGGAGAAGTAATTAATACATTTATTAATTTAGATCTAGCGTGTTCTTTAGTAGTATAATCTAAAGTAAATACCCTTTTTTTATTAAAGGGTAAACGAACTCCTACTGCTACCTTTTCAGCAATATCAATGGGGTCTATTCTAATAGGTTTACGGGGTCTTATAGCCATTATGGTCTAAAATTTTTCTTTTTTTCAATTGCCTTCATTAATTGGCTGTAATCTTTGTTTATAAATTGATTTACAGGGTCATTAGGGTTATTTTGGGGAAGGGGTTGATCATATGAAGACTTAGCAGTTTCATTTAATAAACCATTTAATGTATTGTCTTGTGAAAATGCCTGGGGAGTAAATTGATCTCTAAGCTTTTGTCTAAATTCTTCAGGGGCTCTTTCATCTTTTACTTCAGCTATGACCTGGTTATTAGTTGTTAAGTTTTCTTTTAATAACGCAATTTCGCGTCTTAAAGCGTGATCTATTTCTTCACGCACAACTTTTCTAATTACTTTTTCAAATGCACTTAATTTCATGTATAGGTGTTTTTAATAAATATAGAATATTCTTGTTTTATTGTTTAAATTTTTTAGTTACTATCAAAGCATCACTTAATACTGTTGAAAGGTTGTCTTCATTTTTTATATAATCTGATAGGTTTTCATTTCCTAAAAGTTCATTATCATTATCTTTATCATTTAATTGTGGTAAGACTAATGATGCTATAAATTCTTCATATACATCTTTTATTATAGCTTTTAAATCATTAAGTCCGGTCTTCTCAGGATTTTGGAGTATTTTATCAAATCCTGAAATTCCCTTATTTAAAGGGTCTAATATTTTATTAACTTCTTTATTAAAATAATCCTTAATCCCCGAAATACTATCTAAAGATCCTTTTCCTTTAGTGACTAAATCTTTTAAATCTTTCTTTAATTCACCTAATTTATTGATTACCCCCCCATTAACTGTCCCTCCGGCTCCCGGTACTGATATATTTAAAGCTAACCCCCCATCAATTAATTTTAGTGCATCCGATATAATGCCAAATATTTCATTAAGGGGATCTGTAAATTTATCTAAAAAATCTAATTTGTCTGTTATTTGGGTTAATTTGTCTTTAATTGATGTTAATTCCCTTTTACTATCTTCTAATTTTTTTATTGCTTTATCTATAAGAGATATAGAGGTATTATAAACCTCCTCTACTTTTAATAATACTTTTTGAAATTCTACTGAATTTGAAACTGCAGGAACCGATTGAATAGCTTGAATGGCTACTGTTGGGTCAACATCCTCTAATTTTGCTAAAGCAGATGCATAAATTGATTGTAATTGCATTTTAAGACCTTCACGTGTAGGAATTTGGGCTCCTAATTCCTCCTCTGCTCTTTTTTTAGCCGCTGCTATTATTTTGTCTTTATTCTCCGCTAGGAGTTTAGACATTGAATTTACGGTATTATTAAGTACATTATTTATCATCTTATAAATACTTTATCACTTTTAATATCATCTAATTTTGCCTCTATTCTATCTAAATTAGATATTATAGCTTGTCCTAGGACTTTATTAATAGCAGGATTAGGACCTTGTAGGCCTGATGTTTGTGGGTATTGAATAGTAAAAAACATTTTAAGAGATCCAATTAAATCTTCTAAAATTAATTTTAATGTGTCACTTTTAACAGCAGGTATATTAGGATCTTGACCATCTATTACAGGACCAATGTATATTTTGGGGGTATTAATAAATGTATTTTCCCTAGTATTTATGTGGAATTCACCTTCAGTTTTAAATAAAAAAAAATTAGTAGTTGAAAATATAACATCATCTCTTCCATTAAATACTAACCGATCACTGTCAATTAATATTTGTTTACCAACGTATAAATCCTCTTGTATAAATTCTTTTGCCATTATTATTTAACTCTATTAGCTAAGTTAGTACTATTTAAAGTATAAATACTTAAGTCATCAGGTTCGTTTTCAAACCAATTGTTTTTGGATGGGTACTTTGGGTTATCTGTAATAGCCATCAGTTCAGAATAATTTAAAGAACTATAGCCTAAAGCTTTAGCAAATGCAGGGACATAAAACCAAGGACATTGTTTTGAAGAAATTTGGTTGTGTCCTATTAATTTAGCATTAGGATATAGGTTAATATATTTTTTAATTAACTTTTTTAGTGTTAATGTTTGTTGGTCAGTTATATTTAAGCCGGCAGACTGAGTACCCCCCATCCAATTCAGCTGAATTGAGTTAGTATTAGTTACTCCAGAGTGTCCCCATATTCCTTGTGATCTCTCATTATCATCTAAACAATGGGTGGCATTTCCATTTGATTGTACCATCCAATGATATCCTGGTCTTTCAAATGATCTTCCCCATGTTCCCTCCCTAGTAGAATCGTTAGGACTAAAGAAAAATTGTAGTGTGCCAGCTGGGTTTCCTGATAACGCACCGGCCGTGCAGTGAATTATTATGTGCTTTATATCTCTAGAAGATTGCAGGGAAACATTTAAATTAGGGTCTGGTGGGGGGAGCGTAAATTGTCTTCCAGAACAAGTTTCCATAAATATAGTTTGTCCTGCTTTCCATGCACTGATTTTACTTCTATTTCTTAAAGCATAAGGAGCATTAAATTTATTTTTATAAAGAGCTTTAGATTCTTTAAAAGTTAATCCCTCAGGAAACTCATCTAGATTGCGATTTACCGGAATATTTGAGCCCGGAACATCAGAATCTGATGATGGTGGGGGATCTGATGATGGTGGGGGGCCTGGTATTTCACCTTCAGTCTCGTTTACTTCATCACTATCAGGTGTTCCTGAAACAAATACACTATCAAACGAATTAAACGTTAATAGCCCTGCTTCTTGTGCTTCATCTAATGCGGCAAATACTGGATCATAAAAGGGGTCTTCAACATCAACTTCGGCTACAGGAGTAGATGTTACTTCTTTAACTGTAGTTCCTGTGGCCCCC